CTTTTGAAGAAGATGATACTGTAACTGTAAATGGTATAAATAAAACTACACAACCATTTTACAAATATGCTGATAGCACAACTACTGTAACTTTATCATCTCATGCAACTGGAACTGGAAGAACATTAACTGCTAGTGCTAATTCTTTTACTAATGCTTATGTTGGTACATATTTAACAGTAAATGCAAAACAAGTTTATGTTACTGGATATACTAGTGCTACTGTATTAACTGTAACTGTATTAGAAGATACTGTTTCTGTTGGCCCTCATGTAGATTGGGAAGAACAATTAATATCTGCTATTCAAGGATTTCCTCAAGCAGTTACTTTTCATGATAATAGATTATGGTTTGGTGGTATTAAAAATAAACCATCAAGTGTTATTGCTAGTCAAATAGGAGGATATTTTAATTTTGCTTTAGGTACTGGTTTAGCTAATGAAAGTATTAATGTAGCTATTGCTGGAGATAGAGTTAATGAAGTGCGACATCTTATTAGTTCTAGAAATTTATTAATATTTACAGATGGTGGAGAGTATTATTCTCCTTCTGCTTCTGATACAGCTGCTATTACTCCTAGTAATATAGCTTTTAGACGACAAACACCTTATGGATGTAGTAGAGCTAATCCAACTATATTTGATGGAGCTACTGTATTTTCTCAAAAGAATGGTAAATCAGTTAGAGAATATTTATATTCAGATAGTCAAGCAGCTTATTCTTCAGAATCTATTTCAGTATTATCTTCTCAATTAATTGATAATCCTAAACAAATAGCTATGATAACTGGTAATGATACAAGACCAGAACAGTTTGCTTTTTTTGTTAATAGTGGTTCAGTAAGTAATGGTAAGATAGCAGTCTTTCATAGTATAAGAAATGAAAAAATAGCTGGATGGACAATGTATGAAACAAGATCAGGAGATTTTTTTCATAGTATGACAGCTGCTAATTCTAATTTATTTGTAGTATCTAAAAGACAAATTAATGGCACAACTACTTATGCTTTAGAAAAATTTGCTGATGATGATAGTACAACACTTGATTGTCAAACTGCTTCTGTTGTTTATCAAAAAGGTAGTCCAAAAGTTAATGGAGCAAGTCAAGCAACTAATCAAAAGTTTTTAATTGTTGATGGATTTACAACTGCTCCACAAGTTTTAGAAACATTTACTATTGCTGGCAATACTACAAAATATACTATTACAGCAGTTACAACTACTTCAACTGGATATACTTTAACCTTAGATCAAAATTTAGCAGCAGTTCCTTCAGATAATGCAGTAATAACTATAGTAGATGGATATATTCATACTGTTAATGCTATTTATGGGGAAATTAGTGTTAATGCAGTATTTGGTAATTCTTCTTTAGGAACATATACAATAGATGCAAATAATAGAATAACACTTAATGCTAGTTCTGTTTCTCCTAGAGCTACTGGAGTAAAAGTAGGATTTAATTATACTCCTATATTAGAAACTATGCCTATTGATAAAGAAATAGATAGTGGTCCTTTGACTGGTCAGCCAAGAAGAATTACTAGATGTATTCTTGATGTAAATAGTGCATTGGATGTAAATGTAAAAGCTGCTAATAATAGCGCATATGAATTATTAATTACCCCTTTAAATTTTACAATAGGTAGTGATATGGTAGCAGTAACTGGAAAAAAAGAATTTAACTTTTTAGGGTATAGTAAAAATCCAACAATTACTGTATCACAAAACGACCCTTTACCATTAAAGGTATTGGCGATGGCAATAGAATTGCAGTTTGTGTAGGATAATATGGGTGTAAGTGCAGCAACAATGATGATGGCAAGTACAGTAGTTAGTGCTGCTGGAACATATCAACAAATACAATATCAAAAAGCAGCAAATGCTAGAGAAAGAACTCGTTATGAAAGAGAATCAAAGATGGCTCAAATAGAAGCTATTGAACAAGAAAATCTTAGACGAGATATGTTAAATCAAACATTAGCAAACAATATAGCTTTTCAAGCTGGTGCTGGTTACTATGATGATAGTAGAAGTTTTCTTAATATAAATCAACAAGCTAGAATTAAAGGAGCTAAAGATATTAAAAATATAAAATTAATGGGATTAAGTGTTCAACAAAAATATAGAGATCAAATGTTTGAAAATGATGTTGCATTAAAAGCAGCTGTATTTGGTGGATATACTTCTATTATAACTGGATTAACAAGTGGTTATGCAGATTACAAATGGAATAAAACACCTTCTAAAAAATCTTTTGCTGTTGATTATGAACAAGCATATGGAAGTGGGGAATAATGGTTCTTAAAGTAGGAGAAAGAAAAGTTTATACTACACCATCATCATTAGCTAATAGAATGGGTGTTGTTAAAGGACAAACTGGAGATGGTTTTGCTTATGCTGCTGATGCTATTGCAAAAACTATTGATGGTTTTGCTAAAAGACAAGCTGTTGTAGAAGAAGAAAATTGGAAAAATGATTTTAAATTAAAAACTTATCAAAGTTTAAGTAAATTTGCGAGAGAAAATCCTAGTAGTCCTACTGATTATATGGCTCAATCATCTAGTTATATAGAAACTTCTATTTCAGAAGCTCCTGATAAATTTAAATCATGGGCTAAAAGTTATGCTGGTATGATGTCATCTCAAAACTTTAATAATATTTCTATTAAAGCAATTAATAAAAAACAAATGGAAGCAAAAAAATTATTTATAGAATCTGCTATTAATGAAATAGGAGATATGAATGATTTAATATTAAATACTAGTCCTACTGATTTTATTAAAGAAACAGATTTAATAACTGGAGAAAAAAAAGAAATTTATAATGGAGAAAGTTTTACTAAATTATATGGAGAAAATATTTTACCTAGAATTTCTGAATTAGTAACTTCTTATACTAAATTATATAATAGCTTAGAACCAAATTTTTTAACTGATATGGTTACTCCTGAACAATATATGCGTTCATTAAAAGTAGGATTTGAACAAAGTAGAGTTATTGCTTCTGCTAAAGATTTTTTAGATCAAGCTATAAGTTTACAATCAGAAGGTTATATTGGAAGTAAAGTAACTGGATGGACTTCTGAAGGAGCAGTAGATAAAGCTATGGATATATTAGGAGAAGATATGGAAAAATATCTTTTTAATCCTGATGCTGCAGAAGATGCTGGTCCATTTACTTTTACAGATACAAGTGCTGAAGAAAGAAGTTTAATAAAAAATGAAGTAATGAGTTGGGCAAATACTTATTATAAAGAATTTAAAGTTGCAGAAAAAACATTAACTAATTTAGAAAAAGCTAATTTAGAAATTGGTATAACAAATGATACAAATTATGGATTTAATGCATTAAATAGTTCTACTAAATTTTGGACTGATGATGAATTTAATACTTATGTTCAACAAAATTATTTTGGAAAAGCAACAACAGAACAATTAATTATTTTAAGAAATGCATATAATGAAGGTGTAATAACTAGAAATGCTATTGAATTAAATAACAATTTTTTAACAACTGTAGGTTCTATACAAGCACAATTAAATAATTATTCATCTGAAAAAAAAGCTCAAATAGAATTAAATGTTATTAATTCTAGAATGTCTAATTATATGTTACAATTAAATAAAAGCAGAGATAATGTTGATACACATAATAATGGTGTAGTAAATCCTAATGATTTTAATGTTGATGTTATTGTAATTAAAAATGAACAAACTGGAAAATTAACAATGGTAGATGTTTTACCTGATTCTTTTCAAGCAGCTGTTAATTTAGCAAGTATTGAAAATGTAGTACATCCACAATTAAAAAATATGTTACAATCTTCATTAAATGTAAATACTGAAAGTACATCAGATTTAAATCAATTATATAAAATATCACAAATACATAGTAATTTAGTTAATAGATTTGGTACTTCATTAAATTTAGTTGATAATACAGTTATATCAGATTCATTATTAGATTTTTGGAAAGATGTAAAAGATAAACCAGATGATATAAGTTTAAAATTTTATGGAGAAAAATTTTTATCTAAAATAAATCCTAATGCTACTAATTATGATGAAAAAAAAGCATTAATTATAAATATTATGAATAAAAAAGAAATTAATTTTGCACAAATTATAGAAGAAGAATTAGTACCTTCTTCTGGTTGGTTAGAAGATGCATGGAGATATTTAAATGGACAATCTCGTTTATCAACAATGCCTGAAAGAAGTGGTTGGATGAAATTTGCAGTTAGTTTATTGCCTTATGGTGGAGATGGTTCAAGTCAAATTCTTGAAGAAGAAAGAAAATTTATATTTGATAATGGAGATATGAAAAATAAATTTAATGAATATGCATACGAATATTTAATAGCAATGAATCCTGATATAAATAAAATTACTCCAATGCATTTTCAAGCTACTGGTTTTTTTGATATAGAAAATTGGAGTGCTGATTTATTTTTACCATTTAGTGATGCTAGTGATTTGCCTTTAGGAAATGAAGCTGGTTCTCAAGGTGTTAGAGCTATTAGATATGCTTTTCAAAGACTAGGTCAAGAAGGGTATGGTATAGAATAATATGCAGAAAAATTTATTAATTAGTAGATATCCAGTTTATTCTACATATGGAAAAATGGGTTTAAGTAAAGATGATATAGATACTGATACTATTTATACAATTCAAAAAAGATTAAGTAATATGTCTAGTGCAGAAAAATTAGCATTAAATATAACTGATGAAAAATTATCTAATGTTAACTTATCTCAAATGTTAGAAAATGGTCATATAAGATTAACTTATAATAATAAAAGTCAGCCTGGCAAACCTAGTTATAATATTGATATGGATTTAGAAAGAGATGGTATTTTTAGTTCTATACCAAATCCTTTAAATCCTGATGCTTCTTTTGTTCCTGAAAAAATGCCAATTAGATATAATCAATTATCTAGTGCAGCTTCAAATCAACAAGAAATACAAAGAGGTACTGAATGGGGTTCTAATTTTATAATGAAAACTGGATTAAATAAACAAAATTCAGATATGATTGCTAATATAGCTTCTTTTGCATATGTATATGGAGAAACTGGATTAAAAGAAATTGGAGAATGGATATTTGGAGAACAAAAATTTACAATATCTGATAGACAAAGAATTTTACAAGAAAGAATTGGACAACAAATAGCTTTAGAAAGAGCTATGGCTGATAAAGAAAGAAATATAGCTGGTCAATATTTGAAAGGAAATTTAGTTATGAATGATAATGGAGATGTAATAAGAAGTGAAAATCCTCTTTTTGATGTTATTGCAAAAAATGAAGGATTCGAAGCAAAAGTATATCCAGATAGTTCTGGTATTCAAACTATAGGACATGGGTTAGCTTTAGATGTTAAAACAGATGATGGTATAGTTCCACATACAGAATTAATTAATGCATTAACAGCTAAAGGATATGATATTGAAAAAATAAGAAGTGGAGAAGAATCTATTAATATGAAAGATTCTGTTGATTTAGTTTTAGATGTAGGAGTTAAAGCTGCTAACGATAGAGTTTTAAAACATTATGGAAAAGAATTAATGGGTAAAGGAAATGGTTTTTTACGCATGGCTTTAACAGATATGATGTATCAAACTGGAGATGGCAAAAGAAGTTTTGCTGGACCTAATAGTAAGTTT